AAAAAGTCCTTTACCTTGTATATCCTCCAACTCTATCTGAACGGATGGTATAAAAGAAGAAGAAACTTTAACATTTATTGATGTGATACCTAACAACCCTGTATCAATAACGTTTTGCTCATCAACAACAGTATCTTCATAGTAGGGTTGGTTCGTACCTGGAATTAGGTCAATTTTCTGTAGGGGTTGATTCGATGCTTGTTGTTGAAGAGCATTTCTACCCGTTAATTGGTCATAATACCCTTGTCCCAAATATGTGTTCTTGGTGGGTCTGAGAAAATTAATTTTGGCAATGGTAGTGGTCTGTCTGATGTTATCGGTTGGTGTAAACCCTAAAGCAAGTTTGGTTCTTGGAATGACCTCTGCCTCCAAGTTAGCGAACATAATCAAGTTCTCATGGTCTACCAATCTTTCGTAAATCCTCCCTTGGTTGTCTATTGTTCTGTTGGGGTCTACAAGAATGATATTATTATAATCGAACTCAACGTATATATTCCCACTTTGGTCAGGTTGTTGATTATCTGCCATAATAATAAAAATAATTTTCCAACGCGCCTTTATAATCCTGTAATGATGGGATGAGCGGGAACGGAATTACCAAAACCGCACCATCATAGATATTGTTTTCCATCCCCATGAATATAGGGTTAGCCTGTAATATTAACCAACTATAATAGGGTGAATTATAAAACTGTTGTGATACTTTATCTAATCTACTTATACCGACCCTATAAATAAAGGATTTATCGGTTGTTTTGGCTGGTAGTTGAACAAATGGTACCACAGTTTGTTCACCATTAATTAAAAACTCATTGTATCTGTTATAATATTGGTAAGCCATTAGTTAAGTTTTATTTTAGAAACCCAAGCATTGGTTGATACCTCGTCATTCCAAGTTTGTTTATTAGAAGCCAAATTAGTGGAAGCCCCCAATGATTTTATCATTGTCGTTTGTGATGACAGTGGCGGCTTAAACAACTTATATGTTAACACTCTTTCTTTAGAAGGGAATGGATTATAGTTGATAAAAGTCTTAAGTTGGGTATCAGAGGTTTCCATTGTTTCTAGAAACTTGGTGGCAATAGCCGTTTCTTTATCGAAGAAACTTTTTGCCATAACCTTCCAATAGGCATCGAACTCGGCTTCAATCTGTCTGTAGTCAGCACCACCAACTGTAATCTCAGGCGCATTTTTCAAGTTGCCAATAATGGCATTTTTGAAAGATTCATAGTTATCTGTCTTCAAATCTTGAGAACACAATAGATACATTCGTTTGAATTGTTTATTCAAAAAGTCTGAATTGTCAAAATTAGGATTTGGGTCAAGATTGAATGGTACAAACACTTGACCGATAACATCAGCAATCGTTGGTGACGGTGCTGAGTTTGGAACTGTCATACCATATATCATAAAGCCTTGATAATCTTGCCCACCATAATCGAAGTCAACCGAACTGTTTGTTTTTATTTGGAACTCAATCAAATTTTTTCTTATGGTTTTGATATCCTCAATCATCTCATCCAAAGTGTTGGTTATTAAACCAGCGTTTGCCGCAACCTTAGTTGTTCCACTAGTTTCGAAAACCCTTATCGTCATGTTCTGCTCTTGATATCCGTCAGTACCTGTTCCAGGTGCAGAAGCACCCAAAGGTACAGTGTTAGCCCTCGCAATAAACTGTAAATAATTTTGTTGTTGATTTGTAACCTCTTGGATTATATTAGACAACGGTGTAAGGAATGCCGATTTTTTGTTTTTGATAAATGTTGTATAATTCCTTTTTATTTGTCTGATTGTTTTCGGTGTGAAACTTTTCTGTGGTTTCGATATAAAAGTTATGAAACCGTCTTGATTATTGAATGAGTTTGTATTAATAGCCGTTTCATATTCATCAAAAAAAGGATTAAATAACTTTTGAATATTGTCCGGTTTACCAAAGATATAAACATCCTCTGGCATTGATTGCTCAACATAAAATGTGCCCTTTTGATAAATTCTTTGTAGGGACCAAAGTTGTAACATGGCGTTATTGTATTGTTGTAAAACTTGTTTTTCTTTGTTCATTATTGTTTGGAAATAATTCCTAGTTTCACCAACAAATCCGTCCATAAATTCTTTATAAGATATGTCACCGAACTCATCCGTTGAGGTAATCTGACTCGTAAGTCTTTTACCAATGGTATTTGTGTTAGAAAAGGTATAATTGTTCTGTACTTGATTAGATAGTGGTGGAGGTGGATTTCCTATCGATTGAAGGAAGTTTTTATCCAACACTTTTATACTCGTGTCTGTTACATCTGCTCTATCATCCCACATTTCGGTGTTCGCGTAATAGTTGAATGATAATGCGTTTTGTAGTTTATCAACGGCTTGAGCTAGTCCACTACCACCAACGAAGTTGAAATTCATAGATACATTAGCAATCATTGGCTGTACACCAATTCCTTCAGGATTTATATCTAAGCCTTCAAAAGTTAATGAAAGGGATGTCGGAATAATCTTAGTGTTATAAAAATCTCCAACACGAAGGACCAACACAGGTGGTGTACCGAATGCTGTGTTCGTGGCGTTGTTGTATTGTAGTTCTGTTGCTCCGTTTATATCTTTGATTGTTGGTATAGTGTCACCTGGTCTCATACATTGTTGTAAAAATGTAAGTCTTGAATTAAGACCTTCAGGTGTTGTTGAGTGAAATGCCGGTTGGAAAAACTTCAACTTATCTTTGAGGTTGTCGTAAACCATTGGTGTCTCGGTCTTAATTGTTTCGAAATAATCACACTCGGATAATAAAGCCCTCAAAACTCTTTTTGTTATGTTATCTCTTTGAATGTATTTTTGTTCGATTTGGGTTGTAGGTGGAATTTGTGGTATTGGTTGAAGTTGTGGTTGAGGGTCATTGTTTGGTTGTGGTACAGGACCAGGGTTAGGAAACTCGGGGGTTGTGGTTGTTGTAACAGTTATTTTTTCGATTGTTGTCCTCCTACAAGCCATTGCTCGAGTGGTATAAATTTCATCACCCGTATTTGTACAACTCCCTTGATTTTTTACAGTTCTATTTGCGTTAGCATCAAAAGAAACCACATCACCATTTTCACCAAAGTTTTTTTCAACAAAAGTCAATCTGTTTTGGTCACTCGCCTTTTTGACTTTTGGAAAAGACAGGATAAATTTCTTCATAGATTCTAATCTTCTTTCTCCTAAACTCTCATTGTAAGTTACACTTGCTCTTCCTGATGTGTTAGATAATAAATTAAGAGAAACGGTCGCACTTTTATTTGTTTCCAAATCAGTACCTAATTTTTCTAAAAATTCTTTCATTTTCGAGAAGTTAGGTTTGATAACTGTTTCGAAAAAGTTGTTCAAAGATGACCCCTTAGCACTATAAAGTGATTGTTGACCCAAATAAACGTTATAGTAGTCTTCATAAGATTTGACAGGTTCTCCACTTACAGGTTCGTTATTAGGGAAATATCCAGCAAGTCCTTCGTATTCTTGTACGTTGGTTGTTGGTGTGTTAGTGGTTGGGTCAGTTGTAGGTTGTCCCGTACCATTGTTACCACCAGGTTGAACGGTTGTATTGTTTCCTGTCGCAGTTGTATTGACGATAGCTGAAATTTGTTCTCTACTAGCCTCTTTCGATGAAATTATTTGTTGTAACTCATATAGGTCACTCGGGCTAACAGTATAATATTTTTTCGCCAATTCATACAAATCGTATTTTCTACATCCGGCAAAGAATGAATCCAAAATACCGTTAATCCTCGTTTTGTTGGTTTCCTTATTGAGAATCTTATTAACAATGACATTCAAGACGGATGGATGGTCAACAACGATTTTCCAGTTAAGTGTCCCCGTTCTTTGAGTGTTTGTATAGGTATAAATTGGTTCAGGTCTTCCCAAGAAATCTTGTCCTTTCCAATTGGCTGTCACGCTCTCAGTAAACTTCAAATCATATGGTGGGAACCACATTACTCTTCCTCCGTTAGGTCCTCTTTCACAAACGGGTAACTCAGAGACATTAAAACCTGGTGTGTTTGAGGTTCTCCAAGCTAGATTTTCCAAGGAGAACATATATTTTTTTGCCACGGAAACATTACTAGCGGTGTCCAAAATTAAGTTTGAAGAATCTTGTCCACCTTCTCTTTTGTTTGGAGCAATGTTCAAATTATAAGTTTTATCTAAAACAGAAAAGGCGAATTTTCTTCCTTCTGTAGTCATACCATCCACTTTCTGTAAATCATTGTATTGGAGATATGGGATGTCTTTGGCAAAAACACGACAATACTCTGAACCAACCTCTTGTCCAATAGCACCTATATATCTATAAACCCTTGAACCCTTAGTAAGTTCCTTATATCCGTCATTAAAGACTTTACTAACTTGGTCTATAGCATTTCCAACGTGTTGTAATCTTCTCCCCCCTTGTGGTTGACTATCAATTATTTTTTGTGTGTCATATAGAATAGAACCCTCTCTAAACACATTATTTGTAGATTCAGTTGAGTTGTATGAGGACGGCTTAAAATCTTCATCTTGTTCAGTTACTTCTCCACCTAACCCCACTTTTTTGCCGGCATTGTCTTTGTATTTAGGTGACACCCATGTGAACCCTCCTTCAATACCACCACCGTCAATGTAGGTTGGCGCGTTAGGACCCAACTTAACAGACTTACTTGGTCCTTCGTAAAGTTGTGCTAACTCACTTGGACCATAAACAGGGGATTGAAGCTCCCTATTAAACTGGTCAACAGGTAAATCACCACCAGGAGAAAAAACTCTTGATGGGTCAGATGTAGTACTCCCAACATAAAAGTTACTATTGTTTTGTGTAGTACCTACTAGTTCACCAGCAAGTCTATTGAAAACGTTTCTATCGTAGTTTGGCTTATATTTGTTGTAATCTAAGTTGAGAAATAATCTTCTTCTTGTTCCTGCGCCAGTGTTGTCTAAAAAGAGTTGTGAACCTGTCTTGGTTCCTCCTAATAATCTTGAGAAGAAGTTTCCTAAAATCGATTGTGTACCTGTTGCTGCGAGTGTAAGTTGTTGTATAGTAGTAGGTTGTTGTGAATTGATACTTGGGTCAAAATAAGAGCCAGGTATTGTTGAAGTAGGTAAAATACTCCCCGCCAATCTCAAAGCAAAATCTGTTGCAGCTAAGATTGGTGTTTGAGGTACTGTAATTGAATAATTAGGTTCTATTAATGGAACCCTTCCTGTTACCATACCTAAAATGTCAGTACCGCTGTTAGCAGTAAAAATATTTGCTCTCCCTAATGTTTGTCTCCTGATTTGAGCCGCAACTCTATCTATAAAATCTTTCTTAAGTGTCTTGGCTCCAAGTGCCGCCAAAAAAGAATCTTGACTCAGAAGCCCATCACTTCCTGAAGGGTCTTGTTGAAGTAAAATGTTAATTGGTGCGTAAGAAGATGGGTTAAATGTAGATGGATATGGTTGGTTATTATAATAATTTCTATAGGCTTGAGGTCTTTCTAAACTCTCTACAAATTGTCCCGCGTCAGCAAGTTGAAGAGACCCTCCCCCATAAGCATTAAGTGGTCTCCATGCCGGAGATATCGTTCCAAAACCAGTTTGAGCCGCTATTTCTGATTGGTCCAAAATTTTAGCATCTTGTTGGTATGGACCATACTCTCCTTCATTTGATTTTGTATTAAGAAGAGCGTTTGGGTCAGGGACTTGTCTGTAACCACCTTCAGGTCCAAACTGATTTTTTGGATATAACTCATCAGCAAAAATAGGTGTATCAATTAAAGAATCTGGTGAATCAACCACCGGAGTTATGTTGTAACTATACTCCGTATTAACAGGTGGAGTCAGTCTCCTTGGAGATTTTGGATAGGGTGGTAAATTTTTTGTCAAACACCTATTTCTAAAGGCTTCCGTATTTACAAAATCTAAAGGGCTTGGCATCAATTATTATTTCTGATAAATAGATGTTTCTAAATTTTTTATGGTTTCTTGGCCGGAGCGAGTCCCAATTTTTTCAGAAGCATTTCTTTTTGTTGTGTGGTTAACATGTCAATCAGTTCATTGAGGTTAACTTGTGTTGTCTTATTTTTATCTCGGTCGTATAGGTCTATGACACCCCTAATATTATGCGTAAGTTGTAGCGGACTCATCGTGTTCATAACCATTGGATTCATAGCACTCGATGGACCATAAACCGTAGGTGATGGGATTGCCTTCGGGGCGGTTTCTGTCTTTTTTGGTACTTTTATACCAGTAACTTTTTCCCCTTTTCCCCCTTGGGTTTCTATACCCGGTATAGCACTTACAATTTCTTTCAAAAATTCTTCCCCGAATCCCTCTGTCACATCACCCAAAACAACACCCATATTTTTTAACGGTGTCATAATCGATGATTTCATTAACTCCATTATATCTTTATAAGCCTCTCTTTTTTGGGTTTCATCTCCAGAGCTGGCCTTATCATACAAACTTTGAAAAGCCACCTTCATTTGTCCACCTGTTATGTCTTGTGTTATCTCCTCCATTTGTTTCCTTATATTTGTGGTGGTATTCTCCAAAAATCCCATATATCCTGGTGCACCCAAAACATTTCCCGCCACAGTTGCGTTGAGTTTTTTAAATTCTGCCAATGTTTTTTCCCCTGTTGTTAACTGTGCTCTTTGTAGGTCCTCCATTGTTTTTGGGGCCTTTTTCTGTTCTTCCACAATCCTTGACATTTCCTCTTTAGTAACATCGGCAATGTTCTTGTAAGCCTCTGCTTCACCTGGTCTTGAAACTTTAACCTCCATGGTACCCTTATCACCAATTCTCGAAATATTTGCTAAAAGAGTTTTGTCGTTTTCACTCATATCCAAGGCTAGCCCTGTTTGGTTAATCAACGCTAATCTTTTATCCAAATCAGCAGCAGCTAAAGCAGCTTCTCTCATTGCCTTAGCACTAACCCCTGTTTGTGCTTCCATTTCTCTCAGTGTCAAAATACCTTGGGGATTTATCTTGAAACTCTTTGTTTGTTCGTCGAAATAAGTAAATTGTCTAGCAACATTGATAAGACTATCTTGTAACCCTGAAGGGTCGGTTAGCGATTGATTCAATAAAGCCATAGGGTCAACAAGGTTTCCAGCCGCAACACCCAATCTTTGAAATGCCGAAGCCACACTAACTGCTTGGTCTGGGTCTAAAACCTTTTCCGCCAACTGAAACGTTTGATTCATATCAAACCTCAACATTGAAGCCTGTGCCGCCATTTTAGTAAGGCCTTGTACCCCATTACTGAAATTGAACCTTGACATTTGGTCCATGTTTTTCAAAACATCTCCCATCACTGTTTTAGCATTCAGCCCATAACTTTGTACTTGTACAATTGAATTCAAAACATTACTTGAAATCTGTTGGTAGTTATAACCAACGGCTCCGAAGGCTTCAACAATTTTAGCAGTTTCTACACCCAAAACTTGTGATACTGAATAAACTTCTCTCAAATCTTCAGAGGAAGCGACCACTACTCGTCTAGCACCAGCAGCTATACCGGCAATTGTGTTAGCAACGTCCTTGGTTTCCGCACCCAAGGCTTTCATTGCTGGTGTGGCATTCTGTATCCTTACCAAGAACTCATCCATTCTTTGTCTTGACTGAATGAAAGCCTTGTTCAAATTTTCACCACCCTCAACTAACTCTTGAGTTGCGGTTTTTAGATTACCGAGAACATCAGGTATCTTGAGAATTTCGTTCTTAATCTGGGCCCAGACATTGAGTTTCTCTGCGTCGCCCGGATTTTCGGCCTCTACTCCTGTTTTTGCCATTGAATCTTTTTAAATAAATAGAAGATTATGGATTTTTAATCTTTTTTATTGTTTTCAATCCATTTGTTTAAGAGATATTTTCTCATAAACAAGGGCATGATAAGGAAATCTTGATATGTTACACTGAAAATTGTGCTTAATAAATAAAATTCGTCTATTTGTCCCTGTCTATAATCAGAAGAAAGGGCGAAAAAATTCAACCCCAAAACCAACATTGACCGTTAGTTTTTCTCCTGATGGGGCTGTTACTGTCTTTTTTAAATCCAAACGTGGTTCGTTTTCTAATAAGAAATTTTTGATATACTTTGAGTCAGTAATTGGCATTCTTTCGATTTCCTTTGACAATTCCCCCTTATCTGTAATCCCATTAAGTTCAACAATTTGTCTTTGTAATTTCCATGTTACTCTCGGGGCAATCCTACCTTGTGGATAAGAATCTGCCATACTTTCGATTTCATTTGCCTCCCCGAAGGTCAGTGGTCTTATTTTAGCAACTGAGTTGGATTTGGGTAGTGTTATTGTAAAAGTACCATCTTCGTTTGGTTTCATTCCTTGTTTTATTGACATTTGGTCTAACAACACATTTGTCTCGAAATTTTTTCTTGTTGAGGGGTCAACAAGGTTCAAAGTCATCTCAGGACCAAAAGAGGTATTTCTCAAGAAAATCAAAATTGCTTCTACATCCCCTTGGAGTAGGTCTTCAACTCTTAGGTCAGGTTCATAAATTTTATTTCTAAGGAGAGTTGTTGTTATATCCCCTGACCCTCCCATCAAAATGTTTTCATCGTTCGCAGTTAGATAACCAACTTTGACTGATGACTTTTTATTTTTATAAAAAACTCCACCTGAAGGGAGAGGTACCACGTCATGTGGTAAGTTCATATATTGTTGTCCGTATTCTCTTGATTGGTCCATAAAAAAAATTAACCGTATAGTTTATTCTATACGGTTAAATATAATTTGTATTGATTTTTTCTAAATAGTATTAGAAAACTAATACACAACGGTCCATTCTCATTTGACAAGAAATCGTAGCCAACTTATCGTCTGAGTAGTTCAAAGCATTGAAGTTAGCACTTGTTAGGAATGTACCATAAAGAATCCATTTTTCAACAACAACTCCCGTTGGGTCCAACATCTCGAGGTCCACGTCTTTCTTATAACCCGCGGCATATCCCATACGTCCTGTTACAGACTCGGCGTGTAATCTCACCCACTCCATAAGTGCTTGAGCCGCTGAGGGTCCGATTGGGTCTCTAAACACCACTGGTAAAGCATCCCACGTAAATCTTCCCGCAACAAATGTTGAGGTGTTCAAGAAGGGTATTTCAGTTTCAGCAATTTTGATACTTGGTCTTGCCGTTGATTCAACGAACCACTCATTAATCCCTAAAGACGAAGGAAATCTTAGAATAAATCTATTATTCCTTTTTGGTTCGTAAGGTAACGGCATCCGCATTAGTAAATCTGCCATATTAAAAATTTTTTGTTATTCTGTTTATATGTTATAAATATACCTATTTACAATTTTTTCTACTTTACTTTTTTTTTAACTTGAATATATATCTATTATACTTCTTTTTTCTTGCCTCCAGCAGTAGAATATGTTTTAACTATATTATCTGGCTTATCTTTAAAATGTCTTTTCATTACTTCTACGTTCTTAGGGTCATCATCTGAAAAACCTATTTGAGGCATAAATTTGTTAGCTATATCTTTTTTTAGAAATGCTCTTTTTTCTAGTAGTGCCGCCATCCCTTTTATATAATTCACAAATGATTCCATAGCTCTTACCTTAGCTTCCTCAGGATTGGTTGCCCCCGACTCATCCCCAAAAGACACAGGGTTATATTTGTTCAGTTCCAAGTATGTCTTAATCAATTGTTCATCGTCCATTTCTTCCTCACCTACAAACGAACGGTATTTTTTTAGATTCTTGACGAGCTCGTCTTTATCAATACCTTTGAAATCTGATACAATATAGTTGTAGACAGCTTGTTTTAAAATTTCGGGATTATGACCACGAGCTGTTATTATGGCAAATATCGAGCCGTTGTTTATTGCTTCCCTAAAATCATCAAACGCAGGACCAACTTTAGCGTTCATAGCATCAACCAAAAATTGTTTGTCACCTTCGGTTCTGAAATTTCTAAATGGGTCTTCAGCAAAACCAACAATTGTTTGTCCGTTATAATTAAAATTTTCCTTACCCACCATAGTTCTGTATGTGGCAAAATCTTCTGTACTCATACCAACTTCTTCACCCTCACTGTTTTTTAGAATAATTTTTGTTGGCATGTGGACAATATTATCGTCCCAATCAAATGCATAATATTTCAAGTCTGGGGAACCTTCAGGTTTGAAACCTTCGTGTATGTCGTATTTTTCAATCATTGTATATAAATAGTTTGACAAATAAAAAACCCCCCAAAATTGCTCGGGGGGTTTGTATATTTTACTTTTCTGTTAGATGTTCTCAAATGAAGCACCTGTCGGAGTTATAAAGAACTCAATATCAATAAACTCGAGAGCTTTCGTAGGTTTAAGATAAATCTTACCTGTTAGAGTGTTTCTATCTAAATCCTCTGGTGAAGATGAAACTGTCACACGGAAGTCATACAAACCTCTATCTCTTCTTATTGAGTCTAATATCGGATTAACACTATCTAAGAATTGTTGTCTTACGATTTGGTCGTTTTGTTCAAACAACAATCTAACAGCTACAGCAGATATTAACTTACGTGCCTGAAGTAATAATCTTCTAACATTTAATCTGTTGAGTGCCGTATCCGCCACTTGAAGTGTTTTGTTACCCCAAATTACAGTTCCTACATCAGCAAATGTTGCGATTGGGTTGATTCTTCCTTGATAAAGAGTATCTCTATCTTGTTGAGTCAACTTAATTCTAGCCTTGATTGAATTTACAAGACCTCTTGTGTAACCCGCCGATGCGAACCAAGGGAATGAAATATTGTCAGTTAAAGCCAAGTTTCTACAAACCTCACCTGTCGGTGGTAAGTAAATTTGGGTATTATTAACAGTATCTCTAACTAATATCCAAGGATAATAAGTTGCTGTATAGTTCGAGTCAATTCCAGTGTCATCCAATCTGTCAACCGCAGTTTGTGGGTATTGAATCAACTGAGGGTCAGTACCGTCAGGTGAAAGCAAATCATAGTCTGGTGTTGTCGTGATATAAACGGAATCAGCTCTTTGGAATTGTATCATATCAATTGTTTTTTCAACAAGTGAGAAGTTATTGATATAATCGATACTAGCTGTCGCGAATACGTTTATGTTTGTTGCCTCAGGATTTGCGAACGTTAGAATACCAAGTAAATAAGCGTAGTAATCTGAGTTAGCAAAGTCTTGAGTATTATCTTCAACAACAATTCTTTTGAAGATACCTTGACCTGTTGCGTTGGGGTAACGAGAAGAAGGGAAGAACCCTGCTAAGAATCCACTTTGACCGATTTGGAATCTGTCTTCGTTTGTTCTGTATTCTCTATAAATGTCCCATCCGTCAAAACCACCAGCAAAACAAATAGTATATTTTCTTGCGTAGATGAAGTAGTAAGGGTTTGCTTGGTCTTGAGGGTCGTTTCTGAATTCAGCTACACCACATTCGAATGCGGTCTGCCCTGAAGTTTGGAAAGCGGAACCAATTGTAACAACAGTTGCTCCAGAATCCATGTGGAAACCTTTTGAAATTTGGTTGAAAGGTAGGGATGTAGTTGCGTTGTAGAAATCCACAACAGGGTTAAGTCTACCTTGATACCCTAACATTGATTCGTCCACTCCTACAGTATTAGAAAATCCTAAATATGTTCTTCTTACGATGTCTCCAGGAGATTCGTCAGCAGGTCCCGAATAAAAAGGTGTGTTGTAAACTGTTTCACCAGGGAAAAAGTATTTCACTTTGAATTTTGGTACAGGTGCTAAGTTAGTTGCTGACCCGTATATTTTTTGGTTGTAACCATAGAAACCACAAGGTAAAGCATCGATTGGGGCATTCTCTGCCATTTCCACCATGATAAATTTAGATATTAAAGCAAATTCACCATCATGGGAACCGATTCTTTTTGCCACAAAATTATTAGACGCTGGGTCCATTGTACAGTTTGTGAACTTCTCAATTACAACTGGGTTAGCATCTGTATCGAAGAAATTACGTACTAATACATCAAATGTCATATTGTTGAAAGACAAGTTAGCAATTGAAACTTTGATTTCAACGTTCGCTGAATCCCCGTCTGAAATAGAAATAAATCTAAACAAATCATAAACCTTATTACCTCTCAATTCCGAAACTAAGAAAGGAGATTTTGGTGATTGGTATTGCTCTAATCTCCATCCGATAGATGTGTTAGACAAAGACCTAGCACTATCTAATGAGACTAAATTACAATTTAAACCTCTTATGTAAGATTGAAGATACGCATTCGAAAGAGCCGCAGGATAAACTTCGTCAACAAAAATAGGAACCTCATTTCTAGGTTTTCCAAAGTTTGTTGTACCGAGAACTTTAGTTATGAATTTTGAAGATGTAGGACTCATAGAAGTCTCAAATGAGAAGTCATCACCAGCGTTAGTAACCCCCGAAAGTAAGAATGTAAAATATGGGTCAGTTGTTATACCAGAATATTGGTCAGTACAAACCATTGTAACACCTGTTGTAGCACTAACCTCATAAATTGGACCGTGATTCTCACTTGTATTACTGTTAGTAAATAAAGATATACCTCTTGACCTCAAAGTAGCAATAACCATATTATTGTACTCAGTAAAGGAGAATGCTGAAAAAGTATAAATGTTACCTGACACAGTACCTGAAAATTCGTCAGTTCCTGTCGAGACTAAATTAGTTACAAAATAATCGTAAGAATAACCTGAATATAAATTACCTGTTGTAATATCGAAGTTAGCATAAAACCAAGCATCGTTATCACCTGATGTTAATTCGTTGAAGTCTAAATTTGCAGAGTTAGTCTCGAAACCATTTATGACAACAGGGTATGTTGTAATCAATGATTGAAAATCAGAATTCGGAATAGCTCCATAAATGAAACATGTATAACCAGAGGATGCTGGTGCTTCCATTATTGAATCCAAATTCGTTGTGAACTCTTGATTGATTGTTGAAGTACCTCCATTACTTAATCTGAATTGAACTTGTAATGAATTAGCAAGTATAGACGGTAAAGCAGTTAAATAACTGATTGTATTGTTAGCAGAATTTCCTGAGAAATCAAAAGAAAATGGAATTATACCACCATCTAAAGCCATTGTTGTGGGGTCAGGATTTGCTACGGTTGTTATACTCCAAGAAGGACCGGCATCATAACCAGACAATCCCAACACCCTTGTTACAAAAAGTTGGTTTGATTGTTGAAGGTATGATTTAGCAATATATGCCGCCTCATACTTTGGAATTTGTGTACCCACAAACTTGACAGGTTCAGTACCACCAAAATAGGCCTGAAACTCATCGTAGTTGGTAATGAACACTGGCTCGAAAGCTGGTCCTTTTATAGTCTCTCCAACGAGACCTAATGTCGTTACACCCACACTCTGAGCCACGAACGATAAATCGGTCTCAGAAGTATAAACTCCGGGGGAAACATAAACTTTTTTGTTAGCGATTGCTGTTGCCATTATTTTTGAAATTAATTCTTGCTAAGATTTATTTTATTGATAAATATTCATATGCGAATGAAAAAACTTTACTTTTGAATATCTATTTATAAACGGTGAGAATAAATTCTACCTTTTTTCTACCATGAAAGAAAAGAAAGAAATAAAGAACATAAAAATTGACCCTAAAGTACATGAAACACTAAAAAAGTATTGTGACAAAAGGGGTATCAAGATTTACAAGTTTCTC